CAGGTAGGCTAACAACTGATATAGAGATTAAGAAAGCAGAGGAAGATCCTTACTTCTTCCTTACCAAGTTTTGTTACACGATGGATGAACATTGGCAACACAAAGGTAAAGAAACCCCTTACAATCTATTCCCTAAGAAACAATACATCCAGGATATATGCGACATCTTCCAGACTGAGGACTTGATTGCAATAGAAAAGACCAGACAGATGATGGCTTCATGGATTGTATGTGGATTAGGACTTTGGGACACCATGTTTAAAGAGGGCAGACGTACATTTTTAATGAGTAAGAAAGAGAAAGATGCTAATGCTTTAGTCGAGAGGTGTAAGTTAATGTACTCTAAACTGCCAGAAAGCATGCAAAAGAAGTATCCAAGAGACCCTGAAAAGTATTTAGAAATGAAATGGAGTAAGCGTGGTTCAATTCTACAGGGATTGGCACAAGGTCCAGATCAAGTGCGTTCTTATACATCTAGTCTAGTGATTATGGATGAAGCCTCATTTCAAGAGAAAGCAGAGAAAGCATTTGAAGCATTACAGCCATCAATACAAGGAGGTGGTAAAGTTATGTTAATTAGTACTCCAAATGGTCGTGAATTCTTCTATAGGACAATAACAGATGAGAAATAATATAGGATAATAAACAAAGACAAAGTGCGGGATTTAGGTTACTAATTAATCCTATAACTATGAAGATAATTAAAAGCAAATACCACATTAAAATAGAAACACCAAGCGGTGCTAGTTATTCTTTACCAATTGAAGTAATTAAGGGAATAATAAATGGAGAGATAGAATCTAAATACGAGTCTGCTTGTGAATTTCTAAACATTGAAGATAAACAGGCAGGTTTTAAGGTGAATGATATTAAGAAGGCTTATGAGGGGAGTGTATGATCCTCAATCCTAGATGGAATCCCATCAACAAGTTTTGTGTAGTAAGACTGCACTATTCTTCTGACCCTGAAAAGAATACACCTGAATGGAAAGAACAAGCACACAGAGGAGTTAGCGATAGATCATGGAATCGTGAGTATGAAATAGACTACGACACATTCGAGGGCAAGCCAGTCTTTGAAGGATTTAGAGAAGATTTACACGTTGGTTCATTCTCTTACGAACCACTACCAACTAAGACTTTATACAGAGGTTGGGACTTTGGTTATCATAGACCAGCGGTTTGTATCGGTTGGTTAAACCCTGACGATCAGTACATTGTTAAGCGAGAGATCATGGGTCATGATGAGGGTATTAAGGACTTTGGTAAACGAGTATTAAATATAAGTGATACTGAATTTCCTAACGCAAGATGGATAGATTTTTGTGACCCAGCAGGACATCAAAAGAGTGACAAGTCAGAGTTCACTAGTGTTGAAGTTATAAACTCCCTAGGGGTATTCCCAACAAGTAAGCCAAGCAACATCCAAGAGAAACTAGAGGTTGTTAGACAGAGATTGTTAATGCGTAACGATGGTAAAGTCGGCATCATAATAGATATATCCTGTACTCGTATCATTAATGGATTTAAAGGCGGTTATAGATATGCTGAAGAGGTAGATGGTAAGCCAGTCAGTGAACTACCTTTGAAAGATAATTATTACGACAATTGTTTGCTGGGAGATACCCTAGTTACAACTTCAAGAGGACAAATGTTTCTTAAAGATATAGAAGTTGGAGAGAGAGTATTAACACGCGGTGGATATAAAAAGGTACTTAAATCTTGGATGACAGATCCAGACTCAGAAGTTTATGAGGTATATTTTTCAAATGGAACTACAATCACTGGAACGGCAGGACATCCATTTTGGGTTAAAGATAGAGGTTGGGTGACTCTTGATAGTTTACAGTATGGTGATATAATGAATACACGCGAAACATCGACAGGTCGAAATATAAATCCGAACAAATCATTTTCAATGGACACCGCTATAACAGGTATCCAGATTCAAAAAAGAGAGAACTCAGAGTCTATTACAATAGAACTGGAGGACATTCTCTGCACACCGCCATCTGGAAGGATGCGAATGGAGAAATTCCTAAGGGACATCATATACACCATAAAGATGGGAATCCTCTTAATAACGAGATTAGCAATCTTGAATGTATTGAAGCCTCTAAGCACATTTCTAAACATATTAGACAACACCTCAAAGAAGGAGATAATCTTCAAAAGCTACAGGAACATTGCGAACGTATCAGACCACTCACAAAAGCATGGCACGCTAGCAAGGAAGGTAGAGAATGGCATATCCAACATGGTAAGAATGTATTTCAAAATCGTGTGGATGTTGAAAAAACCTGTAAATGCTGTGGGAAGCAATACCTTACAAAAAATGCTGAAATCTCAAGGTACTGTGGGAGAAATTGTGTCTCAGAAGCTAGAAGAAGGTCGGGAGTGGACAATGAAACACGTGAATGTTCTATTTGTAAAAGCAGTTTTCAAATTAGTAAATACTCAACTACTAAGACTTGTGGACTCAAAAGCTGTAAGAGTAAACAGCGTAAAGAAACTCTCAAAAAGAAAACCAGTTTATAACATAACTGTTGAAGATACCCCAGAATACTATGCTAACGGCATATTAGTTCATAATTGTTTTGATGCACTAGAGTATATGATGACTAACTTCTTAGAGTTAGCACCCACTCCAGGACATACCAACGACATGAGTTCAAGTAATGATATTATGGGTGGAGGCAGATCACTTAATACTAATGAATATTTTTAATGAACATCAAAGAAAAACTAGCCACCAACCCAGAATTGATAGAAGCAAACACTCTTGTTGGTAATGCACTTGGAGATTTAATTGATCGTAAATGGGGCAGTGCAACCATGACATTCTCGGCACAAAATGGAAAAATAACAACAATTAAAATCAATGACGAAAAGATATTTAAAATATCAGATAATTCTTTTGAGAAAAAAAGTTGACAATAAGCTATAAATAGTGATAGAATTATAGAAAATCTTGTGAGGGAAACTCTAGGATTCTTAACCCCTTATTTAAAGGGCGTAAGAGTCCTTTTTTTTATGCCAAATTTTGAAACAACAACCATCATTCTCTTAGTAATCTACATGATTGTTAGGGAGGTTATGCACTACCTACAAGTATCCAAGCTTCAAGAATTATTAAAATCAGTTGATATAACAGAGTATTATAGAGCTAAAGTTGGAGATGTTAAAAAAGTATCTCCATCTAAGAATGTACTTATGGATGAAGCAGAGAACTCAATCCTTGATGCTGAAGATTTTGATATCAGAAAAGTTTCTAAAGTAATAATTGATGGTAAAGAGAAAGCGGTTAATATCATATAATGGCAAAAACTAATGTTGAACAACCAGAAGAGTTAGAAGAAAATGAAATGACACAGGAAGACTTTATGGACGATGCTCCAGAGTCTGTAATGGAAGATGACTCAGAAGTTGATGAAGAAGCTATTAAAAATGCTTTGGAAGAACCAGATAGTGAAGAGGTCGAAGAAAAAGAGAATGAACCAAGTGGAGCTGAAAAGATTGCTCGTGCTGTAAGAATACTTAACAACTACAAGGGTGCTCGTAGAAAATACGACAAAGAGTGGTTGAGTAGAGATTTGTTCAGACGTGGTTTTCAATTCGTATCATCCAATGGTGGTGCTGTCACAATGTCATCTACATCAAATGCTAGAATCCCAGTCAATTTGACCTGGGCTTTTGCTCGTTCAATTAAAAATCAAGTTACATCATTTAAACCAAAGTGGGAAGTTCTACCCGAATTTAAAGGTAAGAGAGCTGAAGCTGATGCGAGATTGTCTGGTAAATTGTTAGATAATATTTTTAAGAGAAACAACATGAGTCGTTTAATTAAGGAAGCAGTTGACCAAGGATTGTTTATGTCCAGCGGTGGACCGTTTGAAACATATTGGGATGCCAACTTTGATAATGGTAAGAACCAACCAAGCGGTGAAGTCAGAATTAGATTACATGATCCCTTTGATGTTTTCTTTGATCCAAATGGAACAACCTTGGAAGAGTCCTCAGCTATATTTAAAGCTGTTAGAACAGACATGGATAAGCTTAGAGCTAATCCTTTGTATGCTGATAAACTTAAAGATGTCCATGTTGGCCAAACACTTAAACGTGCTGAAAGTGAATATAAACAGTTCTTACTACAAACAATTCAAGATAGCCAATCACAATCAGAAGATGATGACTCCACAATTCTTTATGAAATGCACGAGAAAATTTATGAAGCTGGTGATGTCAAGATTAATATTCTTACTTGGATCAATGATGTAAGTACACCTCTTAGAGATGAAACTATAGATCAAGAGTACTATGATATGGAACAGTTTCAAGCAGATACAAATCCTTTGGAAATGTATGGTGAATCTTGGGCAAAGCATGTCATTGCAATGAACAGAGTTTATAACGCCTTGGAGTCTTCAATTTTTGACTATCATTATAGATTTGCTAAGGGCAGATTAGTTATTGATAAAAATTCAGGAGTTAGAGCTGTTGTTAATGAACATGGTTCTATCATTGAAAAAAATAGAGGAGCAGAAGTTAGTTCGCTACCAATTTCTCCATTACCAAACTCATACGAAACTCAACTGTCCAGAACCAGAGCTAATATGGAAGACATTGCAGGAGTACATGATGCAATGCTTGGAAGAACTCCAACATCTGTTAAATCAGGTATTGGTATTGCAGAACTTAAACAATCAGATAGTACTAATCAAGATGACTTGGTTCAAAACTTAGAGACGTGTCTAATGAGGCTTGGAGAAAAAGTCTTAAAGAAAGTAGCTAAATACTACGACACTCCAAGAATTAAAAAGGTAGTCGGAACAGGTAGAATCGTTGAGCATTTTGCTGTTGTTGGTGAAGAGTACGCTCCAAAAAATAAAGAAAACTGGACAATCGGTGAAGAAAAATACCCACTGGCTCAAATTGCTTATAATAACGAACTATCAGTATCTATCGGTTCATGGCTTGCATACACCAAAGAGGGAAGACAAAAAGTCTTAATGGATATGGCGGAAGCAGGATTGATTGATAAAGAAACAGTTCTTAAATACTTCGAGTTCCCAGATATTCAAGATATTGTCGATAAGACTAGAGTTGAATCATTAATTGAAATGAAGCGTAAAGAATCAACAGAGATGCCAAGTGGAATTAGCCAAGAACAATTAGCCTTAGCTGAAAATGAAATGTTAATGGAAGGCTCACCAGTTCCGGTAGATCCAGAGACAGATGACCACGAACTACACATCGCTATTCATTCTAATATTGTTGATGATGAAAACTCCAAACAGATAGGTGCTCACATCAATGAACATAGACGTGCACAAAAAGGTGGTGGCCAGAACATTAAGGCACCACAACCAGCTAGTCCAATGACAGAACAACCAGGTGTGCCAATGCCTCAAATGCAACCACCGGCTCAACCAATGTCTCAGGATCCAGTTGCTCCAGTAGATACTCAGTTTGTGAATCAGCCAGTACCAACTCCAGTTCCAGAGTTATCTTATTTTAGTGCAGGAAGTCCAGAGTTACCACCAAGTGCAAGTGCTTTGATGGGTGGGCCAGGGAATCAATTACCAACTAGTTAAGGATATTATGAAAATGAAAATGAAAACTATGAAAATGAATGTATCAGAAGACAAATACTTAAAGAATAAAAAGAAATATGACAAAGACGGCAAAGAATATGGTATGGAATACCAGCCAGTTAACATGCACGGTAGACCATCTTTACAGTCTAAGAAGGCAGGAGACTCTAATGCAAAAGCTAAGATTGACACAATAAATAAACAACAAGGGAATTGCTAAGGTTACTATTATTAAAACTAACTAAAGAAAGGAAGATATGAAATCTAAGGTTTCAAACTCTCCTGGCAGGAAACTAAAATCTGTCGGTAAAGAGAAAATGGCAGAAATGTCAAAGTTCAAGAAACCATCTGTTAAGAAAATTGATAACAGATATCCGCAGACTCGTAAGGGTGGAAAAGTATAGTACATTAAAAAATAATTCTTGGTAGGCTAATTGGCTTCGAATATCGTTTAATCGACTTTGAAGCTAACTGGCTTACTAAGACGGTTCGTACCCGTTAAAGTTCGTTAAAGAAAGGTAGTGCTATATGTCAGACGACACAATGCAGTTGGAGGAAGTAAACCAACCTGAATCTACAACAGGAAAAACTCAAGAAGAAATCCCTAATGAGTGGGCTTCACTCGATGGAAAGTCACAAGATAGGTTCCAAGCTCTTGCTAATAAAAAGCGAGAAGCAGAAGAATCATCTAGTAAAGAACGAAAGCAAAGAGAAAAACTAGAGATTGAGCTAAAGGTTTTGAAAGAATCAAAAACTCAAGATAATAGAATCCCAATGCCAAGAACTAATAAAATGACTTCCGAGGAAGAAGTAGCTTATAAGAGACTCACTGACTTAGGTGTAGCCAACGAAGACTATGTTAATAAGAGAGTTGATGAAAAAATTAGGGTAATAGAAGATCGTCTTTATTTCGACAATCTTCATTCAAGACTAGAGGGAGAAGTAGGATCACAAAAGGGTTTACCTAAATATGATCGACCAGAGATTGAAGCTTATATGAAAGAGCGACAAATCTATGACCCGAAAGCAGCTTATCGTGATCTATATCACGATGAGATCGTTGCTCACGAGGCAGCAAAATTAACAAGTAAAAAAACAAAGACGACTAAAACTGAATCTACAAATTCAAGAATCAGTCAGACTCAACCTTGGGATAGAGATTCTCTAGCCAAAAGATTAAGAGAGCCTGATGGTGTTAAATTCTTTAGAAAAAATAGAGAAAAGATTTTGGAATTGCAGGGAATGCTAAAGTAGTCTTTAAGAAAGAACGAAATGTCCAATTTCACACATTCCGGAACATCCGCAGCCTTCATTCCTGAAGTCTGGTCTGCTTCCACACTCGTTGCAACCGAGAATAACCTTATTGTTGCTCCAAAAGTAAAAAGATTTGATGCAGATGTTGCTTCTTATGGTGATGTGGTTCATGTCCCTAATATTAGTAACTTCGATGCTGCTAGAGATAAAGCTGTTAATACCAGTGTTACTTTAGACACTGTCACTGACACATCTACAGATATTACAATAGATCAACATAAATACGTTGCATTTGCGATTGAAGATCAATTGGCAAAACAAAGTAAATATGATCTTACTTCTGAATATACAGATCGTGCTGGTTACCAAATTGCTAAAGCAGTTGATACCTCTCTTTTAGACCTATACACTGGTTTTACAACCACTGATGCAGGTTCATACGAGACTGATATTACTGATGCAGGTATTTTAGCAGCTATTCAACAGTTGGAACTAAATGATGTTCCTATGGAAGATAGATGTTTCATTATCCACGCTGGTCAAATGACTGCTCTTATGGCAATTGATAAGTTTGTCAAAGCTGACTACTTAGGTCAATACGATATAGCAACAAGAGTCCAAGAAGGACCTTCAAGCAGATCAATGTTCGGTACAGTATATGGTATCCCTGTCTACTACACTAACAATGTTAGTATTACTACAGGTACAACCGACTATGTACATAACGTGCTTATTCATAAAGAAGCTTGGGCACTTGCTATGCAAATGTCTCCACGTGTTCAAATGGAATATGATATTGATTTACTAGCTGACAAAGTCGTTACTGATGTACTCTATGGTGTTAATACACTTAGACCTACATTCGGTGTCGAACTTCGTTCAACAAAAGTATAGAAATATATTGAGGGGAGAACTAAAAACTCTCCCCTCTGAACAAATATGAAAGTAAAAGCAGTACTCCCATCAAGAGGATTAATATATGCAAGAACAATCAAAGGCTTACTTAAAAACATCGATAGTAAAGATATCATCATTGTTGAAGAAAAACCTATGCCAAATTGTTTTAACGAAGGTATACAAATTGCACTCGATCAAGGTGCAGATTATATCTGGATGATGGAAGAAGATAATGAACTCCCTGAAGGCATTCTTGAAAAACTACTCATAACTGCCAAACAAGGAAACAAGATAGTTACAGTAGACTACACGGTAGGAGGAGGAAACTCACACATCTATAGGCTGAATGATAAACCAGCGTGGTGTGGAATAGGATGCACCTTAATACATAAAGACGTTTTCAACTCAATACAAAGTCCATGGTTTGAGGTTGATAAACACTTGAACTTCACAGATGAAGGATTCAAGATACTAGAAATAGATAAAGAAGTGGTAGGCAAGAAGTTTGGTGGACATGATTCACTATTCTTCTACATAAAAGCAAGACCACTTGGGTACGATATAAAAGTATTAGACGGTCACTTAGGACATTTTAGATGTAAAGAAGTGCCAAAGAGAGAATTAAATAACGGACATTATAATATTTATAGTTTATAAAGGAACAATAATATGGCAGACAACCAAAGCTTCGACACAGCATTTGTCAAGAAATTAGTATGTACAACTTCCGATCAAGCAGAAGATATGCTTATTGTAAGAAAAGAAGTAACTATTACAGCTGATGCTGATTGTTTTATTAACTTCGATAAAGAAGTAACTGCAGTTGGTAGATTTTTAATCAAAGCTAATACACCAGTCACATTTGATATCGATTTTAGCCAATTCCATTATTTAGCAGCTGAAGCATGTAATTTATATATAGTAGCAGCAAGATAAAAATATGATAAATAAAGATAAGGCAGAAGCATTATCGAAAGCAAGACATAAATCATCCATGCTTAAAAATGTCAAGGATTTTCTTGTAGATTTATTAGATAAACAATTTGCAAAAACATTAAATGTAAAAGTAGATAATTTAAACACAACTTTAGATAAAGAGATTGCTAAAAACACTCGTGGCCTCAAAGGTAGATTAGATCAACTTATTAAAAAAGAACCAAAAGATATTAAAGTTGACGTTTCTGTTGATACTGTTAAAGTTTCTAACTTAAAAGATATTGAAATTCCTATAGTTAGTATTCCAGAAACAATAAGAATCTCAAACCTTAGTGAGATTGAGTTCCCTGAGCAGAAAACATCTGAAAAACCAGACTTTTCCCCTCAAGTAGAGGCTTTAGGACACATAGAACAGGCTGTTCACAAAGTTCATGAGTATTTGCCCACACTTATTCCAAAAGAATTTCCAAAAATAGTATTTCCCAAACAAACTTCAATAAAAGAAGCTAAAGATATAGTAAAAAGCATTAAAACACTGCAACAAACAGTGAGTGATGATCTTCTTGCACTATCTAAAGTAATTAAGGCTCAAGAAGTTGGTGGCGATACTAATGAAAAAGGAATGGTTGAGGTTGAAGTTAAAAACTTCCCACCACAACATATTCCAACACCTGTTACAAACATTTCCATAAATAGTTTGCGAGGAATCCCACTATCAACAGTTGTAGAAGTTGGCACAAGTCCAACACTACTGCCAGAAACAGCTTTAATTCAAAGACGTTCAATGATTATATTCAACAACTCAGGTAATACAGTTTATTTAGGTGGAGTTGATGTTACAACCTCAACAGGACTCCCACTATTAGATCAAAGTTACTCACCTAGTTTAGATGCTGGGGAACACATGAAAGTATATGCAGTAGCTGGTAGTGCAAATAACGAAGTGAGAGTATTTCAAG